TACTATTACAAGTGTAGATACTACAAATAAAAAAGTTACACTTAATCAAAATCTCCCTACTTCAAACTTTACACCATATTTTGCATTTGCTATACCTACTGTAAATGTTACGTCCTGTAAGGCAGCTCACGCAGAAGGGTATTTTACGATAGCAGCAAAAACAGCAGCTCACTCACAAGGGTATTTTACAATAGCAGGAGGAAATTATCAAACTGTAATGGGGCAGTTTAACAAAATAAGTATAACATCTAATGATAAACTTATTATAGGCAATGGTTCAACTCCCAATGCAAGAAGTAACTGTTTTAGAGTAACAAATACAAACGGTGTATATTCCAACAGTACATTCAAATCTAGCGGTGCAGACTATGCAGAAATGTTGGAATGGCTAGATGGAAATGTTGAAAAAGAAGATAGGACAGGATTATTTGTGACATTAGAAGAAGATAAAATTCGTGTAGCTACACCAGAAGATGATTACATATTAGGCATTGTTTCAGCTTGTCCTTCTGTTTGTGGTGATGTGAGAGATGATACTTGGGGAAATATGCACTTAACGACAATATATGGACAACCTATATTAGAGGAAGTGGAAATTCCAGAAAGAACAGAAGAAATTGTAACAGTAAGTGAAGAAGGAGAAGAAGTTACTGAAACTGTAGTAATAGAGCAGGCACATACAGAAATTAGACAAAAACTCAATCCAAAATATGATAATACACAAGAGTATATTCCACGTTCAGAACGTCCAGAATGGGACGCTGTAGGAGTGTTAGGAAAACTGGTTGCAATAGATGATGGCAGTTGTGAAGAAAATGGCTGGTGTAAAGTGGGAGAAGGCGGTATTGCTACAATATCGGAACAGAAAACACGTTTTAGAGTAATGAAAAGATTAGACCAAAACCACATTAAAATATTTATACTGTGAGGAGTGGTAATATGGAAATAGAAAAGGAAGAATTAGAACAAAATCAAGGGGTACAACCAGGATTTATGATAACAGTAAAGGGAAGGAAATTGCTTGCAAAACTGGTGGCAGGAGAACAGTTAGAGATTACAAGAGTAATGGTAGGCAGTGGAAATTTAGGAGAAGAAAGCCCTGCCTATTTTGATGATTTGATACAGCCAGTAGCACAAGCTACATCAACAGAACCTGTTGCAGAAGAGGATGTTGTTTCATTTATAGTAGAATATAGAAGTGATTTGAATGGAGGATTGCAGCACGAATTTTGGATAAATGAATTTGGTATATTTGCGAGAGATGGAGAGGAAGAAATATTATTATATTATGCAACATTGGGAGATTTTCCGCAACACGTAATGGCTTATAAACAAAATGGTGCAATAGATGTCAGAAGATATCCCGTAAGTATTGCAATATCAGATGAAGTAGAAGTAGTAATTGCTTATCCAGCACTTTCTTTTATGACAGCAGAAGAAGTAAGGAGATTTTTAACTATCAATTTACTGCCAGAGTTTTTATTAGATATGAAGGATTTGATAAAAAAACACAATGAAGATGAAAACGCCCACCCTAAATTGAAAACATTGTTAGATGCAGATTTGAAGGCAAGAATAGAAAGGCTTGAAAATGCACTGTTTTATGACATTAAAGAAAATCCGTTTTTGGTAACATTTGAAACATTAAATGGTATAGTGCTTACAAAAGGTGTGTGGAATAAAAATAAAAAACGACTGGAATGTTAAGGAGGGAAAAATATGGCAAGTATAGGAACACCAACTGTAACAGGAGAAAGAAGTTTTACTGTTACTTGTACAGGGCTTGAAGCAGGAAGTACTTATCAATTATGGTCTTGGATAAAAAGTAGTAATACACAGCATTTTACAGATAGAGCAAAGGCTAGTTCCAGCTCAATTACATTTTCTGTAACTTTAACAAGTGCTTATACAGTAAGTGATATAAATGATTTAGACCTTAGAGATGCCTATGGTAAGTACATTACAAATAGAAACGTTAGTATGCATTATTCCCCATCTATAGCAACACCATCTACACCATCTTCAATTAGCTATAGCACTTCTATCAATTCCTATAACTCTACAAGAGTATCTTGGGGGAGTGTATCAGGAGCAACAAGTTATGTATTAGAAAGGTCTATTAATGGTGGTTCATTTAGTCAAGTATATTCTGGAACAGCTACCAGTTATACAGACTATGGTTTAAATTCTAGTACAACAAGAGTACAGTATAGAGTAAAAGCGGTAAATAGTGGAGGTAGCAGCAGTTATAAAACAGGCTCCAGTGCAACAGTATATTATAGTAAACCGAATGTCGCACCAACGGTACCATCAAGTATTACAGTACCTTCAACAGTTTATGGTGGAAGGGCATTTACAGTAAGTTGGGGAAAATCTACAGATAGTGATGGGAATTTGTCGGGATATAAATTGGAAAAATCCGTAAACGGTGGAAGTACTTGGACACAAATATATCAAGGAAGTAGCACAAGTACATCTGTAACACTAACATTTGGGGAAGCAACACAAGTAATGTTTAGAGTGCGTGCTTATGATAGTAGTAGTGCTCACAGTGGATATAAAGCAAGCGGTACAAGCACTGTAGTGAATAATAAAGTTCCTACTGCACCGCAAAGTATTACTGTCCCACTGAATATTTATGGAGGAAAAACAGCAGTAGTAACTTGGACAGCAGCCACAGACAGCGATGGGAATTTATCAGGGTACATATTAGAACGTTCTGTAAATAGTGGTACTTACACACAAATTTATAAAGGTGCAAATAAAAGTTATAGCGATAGTATTACAAAAGGTTGGAATACGGTACAATACAGAGTTTGTGCTTATGATAGTTACAATGAAAAAGGTGCTTATAAAACAGCACAAGTTAGAAATATTATAAACAATGAACTGCCAGTAATTACCACAAACAGTACTAATTTAGGATTAAAAACAGGAGCATTTTCTTTTAGCTACACAGTTTCAGACCAAGAAAGCAACAAATTAACTGTAGTAGAAAAAATAAATGGGGTACAGAAAAAGAGTTTTACAGCAACTTCTGGTAGTACATACACATTTCAGATAACACAGCAGGAATTTATTTGTATACTAAATGGTACAAATACACTTTCTATTACAGTAACAGATACCGATGGTGGTGTTACAACAAAAAATATCACATTTCAAAAGCAAGAAAATGAAATTGCTTTTACATTAAAAACACCTTTTGAAACAGATGCAGAAGCAAGTGTAGGCATTATGAATGTAGTAAGGCAGATACCAGAAGGAGCAGATTTTATAATAGAAGCCTGCAACAATGCCTATGATACAAGCCCTACTTGGGAAGATGTGACAAGATTTGTAAGAGAGGGCAGAAACTTTATACTTTTAAATGAACAAAAAACCGCTTCAAAATGGGGATTTAGTTTTAAAGTGACAGTGAGAAGAAATACAACGACAGGCGAAATTTATATCAGTTCTGTAGGAGGGAATTTTAAATGATAGAGTGGAGAAAAGATAGTATATTAGAAGCAAGAGAAAAAGACAGAAAAAAACAAGAAGTAGAAAATATAGCTGAAACGTTGTTACAGCTGGAAATGCAAGCACAGCAAGAAAGACAGATGTTAGCACAACAAATCAGTGATTTAGAATTAGCAATGTTAGAAGGAGGAAATGCAAATGTATGAAATATTAAAGCAAAGATATGAAAGAAATTTTGTCAGAAAAGACCAGTTACAAAGATATGTGATATTAGGTAAAATCACACAAGAACAATATGAACAGATTGTAAAAGAAAAACAAGAAGTAGAAAAAGATGTTTAAAAAGAGTTTAAAAGAGGTTTATTGTCTTTTATCTCTTTTTTTATTGAGATTTTTTGATACTTAGATTTTTTTAATATGAAGAAGAAAGGGGGTAACCATATGGAGTGGGAAATCGTAACAGTAATTATTGCATTGGTGGGGCTTTTGGCTACTGTCACTAAGCCTATTATGAATTTGACAAACACCATTACAAAATTAAATGATACTTGTGAGCATTTAGAGTCAAAAATGGAGAAATTTGAAAATCATAATCACGACAGCCACGTTAAAATATGGGCACACAATGACAAACAAGATGAACAACTAGCAGAACACGAGAATAGAATAAGTATATTAGAAGAAAGGAAGGTATAACTATGAAAAAAATTAACTGGAAGGTAAGGGCAAAAAATCCGTATTTTTGGTTTGGATTGGTGGCGATAGTGTTGGCGGCGGTTGGTGCAAAACCAGAAATGTTTACAAGCTGGGAGATATTGATAACACAAGTGAAACAGCTTTTTGGCAATCCTTTTGCACTAGGTTGTGTAGTTGTGGCGGTTGTGGGCTATATCAATGACCCTACTACACAAGGCATTACAGATAGTAAACAAGCATTAACTTATAATAAGCCTAAAAAGGATTGAATATAAATTTTATAAAAATAATAGAAATGTATTGGCAAATAAAAATGATTTGATATAATTTAGATATAAAAACTGTATATTTATATTAAAAATATGGGAAAGAGGGAAGCTTATGAATAGTCTAAGTGTTGTTATTTGTAAAGTTTGAATGGTTTATTTTTTTAAGGAAAATAGTGATTTTAAAACTTTTGGGCTTATAAATAGCTTATATAATCAATTCAAAGATATTTTTACTACAGAACCACAATCACTGCCCATACCAAATGATGCACCAATGGACGTACCACGTTGTATCTGGAATGATGTTAACACAAATTTAACATTTAACCGAAATATGTTGGATTTTTCGTTTAATATACCAACAAATGCTGACTGGCATAAAAAATTTACTGATTTTAACAAGAAAATTTCAAATGGCTTATTAGAACAAAGAATAAGCATTGATAGAGTTGGATTGGTTAGCGAATTGATTCCTTTAGATGATTTACATGACGTATTGAAAAAATATGTTTCTATTTCTCAATTTAATATTGCAAGAGAAGCGAATTTATCCTGGTTAGAATATGAAGACAAGTATAATATTTGGACCTATTTTATTATCAATGAAAGTCAAAATGAAAATAAGGTTGTTTTTGATATTAACAGTTTGCCAGAAAACAAACTAAGCAAGCAAGAGATTTTTTGTAAAGATGCTATGGATCAATGTGCAAATATTTTAGAGAGGAGGATGAAAAATGTATTGTAATCTATCTAAAAATTCCATTGGACAGAAGTATGTGCTAGATATCAATGTTTCTGATATGATTCATAAATTTTTTGAAACAGTATTAAAACGA